CATGCAGCTTGTCCAGATGCGCGAGATGATGGACATGACTGGGCGTCTTGAATTAAAAACGGGAGTGGTAGAAGTTCCATTGATTTCAAGCTACAATGGCAACGGGCGCGTGTTTGTTCGTCAGGTCGATCCGCTCCCCGTTTCTATCCTGTCGATTATTCCGTCGGGAACAATCCCGGTGAGGGGGTAGCATGGCTCTCGCAAGTGCACAGGTCGCTATGAGCGCTCTCAGCGCCTATGACCAATACAAGACCGCAAAGGCGCAGGGGAGATATCAACAGCAGATCGCCGATCAAAACGCGGAGATGGCAGAGCTACGCGCTGCAGACGCCCTGAAGCGTGGAGATCGTGAGGCCGCAAAAATAAAAACAAAGACAAGCGGCCTGCTTGGGCGTCAGCGCGCAATTTTAGCCGCGCAGGGATTTGACCTGAGCAGCGGGACAGCTCTTGATTTGCAGGAAGATACGGTGGGAATGGGCGCAATGGATGAATTGACCACAAAAAACAATGCGTGGCGCGAGGCGTTTGGGTTTAAATCGGAGGCGCGCGCCTACCGAACGCAGGGGCGATTCGCAAAACTTGAGGCACGCAATACAGCTCGGACGTCCTTGCTCACAGGCGGATTGCGTGCGGTCGAGGCTGGCGTAGCTGGCTATGACAGGTTCCAGTCGTCAAAAGGCACGAAAAGGAAGTGGATCTGATGCCAGTTGTTCCTCGCTATGGAGATCAGCGTGTGGACGCGTCACCCCTTCCTGACACGCGCCTCAATGCGTCCGGATCGAACGCATTCGGATTATCACCCTCCATCGGGCAGGCGGCGCAGAATGCACTCGGCCGCGCCGAGAACTGGGCGGATGCTGAAGTAAAAAAGGCCAATCAACTGCAAGTCTTGGATGCCGATCGTCAGCTTTCTGCGCTGGAGACGAATATCCAATACGATCCAAAATCAGGGATCATCAATCGAAAAGGGAAGGACGCTTTCAGTCTCCCGGACGACGTGCGCACGATGTGGGACAAGGGCGTTTCTGAAATTGAAAAGTCGCTAAAGAATGACGTGCAGAAAGAATCATTTCGCGCCATGCAGATCCAGCGATGGACCGATCTTGACCGCAATGTGCAGCGCCATGTTTCCGGTGAGCGCAAGGCGTATGACGAACAGGTCACGTCGTCCTACATCGACAATGAGCAGGGCGCGGCGGCGCTGAACTATCTTGACCCTGAGCGCGTGCGCATGTCCATAGACCGCCAGCGCGCCGCGATCATTGATCATGCCGACCGGAATGGGCTTCCTGAAGAGGCATTGGTGCAGCGCATCAATGATGCGGTCAGCAAGACGCATACAGCCGTCATGGCGCGCATGCTGGCCAACGACCAAGATATGGCCGCTCAAAAATACATGCAGGATCATAAAGACGAATTAACGGCCGAGGATATCACACGCGTCGAAAAAGCTGTGGAGGAAGGCTCCTTGCGTGGTGAGTCGCAGCGCCGTGTCGATGACATTATGGGGCGCGGACTCTCGCGTTCCGACGCCATGGAAGAGGCTCGATCGGTCGCTGACCCGAAACTGCGAGATGCCGTCGAAGAGCGCGTATCACGCGCGTATGAACAGCGCCGTGCTGCGGAGAGACAGGATCAAGAAGACCTGTATCAGCGCGCTGCGAATCTGATCGACTCCGGGCCACGCGGCGCACCGGCTCGCAGCGTTATACCTCCCGATCAATGGTCACGCCTCACCCCGGAACAGCGGAGCGCCCTGCAGCGTCGCGCAGAAGATCCGGACAACAATGATAAGGTGTGGTTGGACTTTCTGTCTCTCTCGCCGACCGATGTGGCTGGACTGTCGCGCGCCGAATTTGAGACGTCATACTGGAGCCATTTCGACAAAGAGCGTCGTACACGCGCCGAGTCGTTCTGGAGTGCTGCGGTAGGCGGTAAGGGATCAAAGGATCCGGCCTTCGCCGCTACGCTGACATTTAAAGATCGTGTTGATAATACGCTCAGAACCACAGGGCTTCTGGATCCGAATAAATCAAAATCAAAATTCAATGAAGACGAGGCCACGCTGTACTCTCGCTTCGAGAATGAGGCAGCGCGCGCCATCCAGGAATATGAGGTAAATGTCCTTGGCGGAAAACGTAAGGCAACGGGCGAAGAAATGCAAAAGGTTTTGGATACAATGGCCGTGCAGCGCGTCTTCATTGATAAGCCGTGGGGGCGCGATCCAGAACTTCCAGCACGCCTTGTACAGCCGGACGATCGTGGACGCGCTTACGTTCCTTACGACAAGATACCGGCCGACGCTCTGGTCGCCATGAAATCAGAGGCAGAGCGCCTGAAGATTAAACCGACGCGCGACGCGCTTGAAAAAGCCTATGGAGCGCTTTTGTCCGGCGAGCGTGACGATGACCGCATTCGTGCCATCCTAAGGAGCAACTAAATGGGATCATTTTCTGACCGTGTGCTTGGGCAGCAGCCTGCGGATGACAATGTGGATGCGTCCGGACTGATTGCGCCTGAAACTGTAACCCCTGTCCGGCCGGAAGCCCCAGCGCCTACCGAGTCCGGCTTAGCGCGCCGTGTCCTTGGCGAATCAGATATTGAGAGTCGCATCCAATTCTCAGCGACATCGTCGACGAAGACATCTCCGGATCGTGCTGCCCGCATCCTAGAAATACAGGATAAAACACGTCTGCCTATTGACCTGATTCAGCGGAACTTTGAAACCGTAGATGCGGCCGCAAAAACCTCCGACTTTGACCCCGTCAAGTTTCGCAAAGAAAGCCCTGTCGTCGCATCGTGGATGGCCGAGGCACCGGAGCATGCATCCATTGTGATGGACGACATGACTGCGCTTTCAAAGACGGAGCGCATTGTTCGGGCCTTGGTGCGTGGACATGCCACGACAGAGGACTACAGATCACTCATCCACACTGCTGGTGATTCTTTTCCTGGACGCGTGTATCAATTACAGGCAGCCCAATATCGTCTTAATACCCTAGGCGCACGTGAGATAGATGGGGAAGTCCTGACGCCAGAAGAGGAGCGTGAGGCGTCCGATCTCATATCTCGCATGGGAGAGTTAAACGCTTTTGGGAAATCAGGTCTGCCTTGGGCAGGAAAGCTGATTGCGAGTGGAGCGATCCAGTATGCGAGAGGAATTTACAATGCGCAACAACTTGGAGTGATGGGGGCTACCGGTGCAGGTGCCGCTGCCCTTGCTGGAGGGGTCAGCGCTCCTGCTACACCTGCCATCGCCAGCGCTGGGTATGCGTTTGGACTGCAGCTTGGTCTATTGAAAGAAACTTACCGCATGGAAGCGGGAGGTGCATATTATGAGTTTTTACAAGTTAAGGGAGAGGATGGGAAGCCAATAGACAAGGATGTGGCAAAAGCTGCGGCCCGGGTGGTTGGAGCTTTAAATGCACCACTCGAACTGCTAACGATTCGATCGCTTGTAAAAACCATACCAGGTGGTGCACGCGTCTTAAATTTGATGACAAAGGACTGGATAAAATCGCAGCTTGAACGTAATACTGTAAGGTCTGCAATAAAATACGCATTAAAAAAATTAACCAAGACAGGCGCGGAAAATGCGTTGCAAGAGGGTTCACAGGAACTTGTTACTATTCTTGCTGGGGAAGCCGCAAAATCACTATCTCCAGGACAATTTCAGTCTGATTCATTATGGGACAATGCAAAACGTGTTGGTGAGTCTGCACTTGGCGGCGCTGTCATGGGTGTTGGCCTGGGCTTGCCTGGAACCCTTCTGCAGGTCAATCAGGATTTCGCGCGTGCCCGGAAGGCGTCTCAAAATGAGGCGATGTTCAAGGCGTTGGGCGACGCTGTCAAGGAATCAAAGACATTCCAGAAGCTGCCCACAAAAACGCAGGAACTTGTATCAAGCATGACGCGCGACGGTGCGATTGAAACGCTTTACGTTCCGTCGGACAGTTTCCAAACATATTGGCAAGAGCAGGGGATTGAGCCGCGCGCGATGGCACGCGATATTTTGGGTGACACCAAGGCATACGATGAGGCCGTCGCTGCGGGCACAGATATTCCCATTCCGACCGCCGTCTATGCGACGAAGATCGCACCTACGGATCACAATGCATTTTTCCAGGCAGAACTGCGAACGACGCCTGATGCGATGAATGCGCGCGAATCCAATGAATTCATGAGGATTGTGGATGAGGCAGCTTCGGCTGCCGACAAGGGGGCGCTGCCGGAGCGGGCGTTACTTGTTTCCGGGGATATTCAGACGCAGCTGGTCGCTGCCGGATTTGATGAGCGCACGGCTGAGAATTATTCGACGCTCTATGGTCACGCGTTCAATTCGTTGGGAGAGAGGACTGGTCAGGATCCGTTCGCGCTTTACAAGCGCTATGGATTAAAAATCAGCCGTTCAGATTCTGCGGCTCTTGGTTCACAGGAGGCTGCATCTGTCCTAAGTCAGGAAGAGATCCGTCCGGAGGCAGGAGTCCAGCCGCAATCAGCTTCTGCTCGCGGTCAAAATATTCCTGCATCCAAGCCTCTTGGTTCTGAGCAGGCGGGAATCCAGGCGACAGGTGCTGCGCAAGAAGGGCTGCCAGTTCATCAGCCTGGGCCGGAGCGGGCGGAATCTGTATATCGGTTAAGTGTTCCATTTGATCCAAGTATAACCTCCCATCCCAACTTTCGCAAGTTCTTTGCTGATGCCGACTCGGTGGTGCGTAAATATGCGTCACTCTTCGGACAAGACATAACGCCCGAGTTCTCGCTGCAGGCCGGTGAGACGATACATCAAGATTTGCGCGCAGCCTATACCGCTGCGACGCCAGAATTGCGCGCGGCTGCTGCTCAGGCGGTGGCGGAGAAATACAAGGGCATGGACATGAATCAGGTGGGGTCCGATATGATCCTGCTTCGTCAGGCCGCTCAGGTGGTGAAGGGTTATTCTGAGCAGGGCAAGCAGTTCATGAATGAATTCGTGAAACAGAAGCTGGATTCTTACACGGACGAAATGCGCGTGAAGACTGGAATTGAGGCCGAATCTTCTTCGATGACGGCGGACACCTCTCTGTCGTCGACGGCGAAGGTCGCGGGCCAGAGTGAGCTGTTTCAGGGCGCGATGGAGCGTGAGCTTATGAAAGGTCCGGCGCGCGCCGTCTTTCACGGATGGTTTGAAGCGCCAGAAGAGTTCGGCGGAAGTTTCCCTGTCTACAATATCCGTGGGCAGCATGATCGATATGGCAGCACGGTTGGCCGTGGTACGCTGGAATCGTTAGGGATTGAGATTCCTAATACGCCAACGCTGGCAGAGTGGAAAAATGCAGGGTCGAAAGTGACTCTGGAACAGCCGCCTATTCGTAACATCGTGAAGCAGACGGATACGCCTGAATTTAAGAAGTGGTTCGGAGCTTCAGAGGTGGTGGATTCGGACGGTCAGCCACTCGTAGTTTACCACGGGACGCACGCACAAGAGCGCTTTAACATTTTTGATCCTGATGCTACAGGAAAAAATACAGATTACGGATGGCTTGGAACTGGCATGTATTTCACGCCATATCCAGGGCAGGCAGAGCTTTATGCGAAAGCAGACACTAAAAATCCGGCGTATCCATTTACGACGGATGTCCCCGACAATACACGCATAATGCCTGTGTTCTTGAAAGCAGAAAATCCATACAAGACAGACCGACCTATCACACACTCATTCTCGCAAGAACTGCGAGAGCGTGGGCATGATGCGATTTTCTGGTATGACGAAATTGACAATGGTGTCCCTCGTGAGATACTCGTATTTTCTTCTGAACAAATTAAATCCGCAACCGGAAACCGTGGGACGTTCGACGCAGGGAGTAAGAACATCCTGGAGCAGGCCCCTGCCGATAATGCACCTATTTTCTACAGCCAGTTGCAGCGGATCATTGAAGCGAAGATGCCAAACACAGCGCCTGTTGATCAGGTGCGCAATATCATCAAAGGTGGGGCCGTCAAGCAGGACGAGATCGAGTGGTCCGGAATCGAAGATTTCTTAACGGGAAAGGTTAAGGTTTCAAAGGCCGATCTTTTGGACTTCCTCAGGTCGAATGAGGTGAAGATTCAGGAGGTTGTCAAGGGGCGTGGCATATCAAAGGAAGAGCAAGCGCGGCTGGATGTGTTGAGGGATGCGTCGAATGAGCGAGACCTATCGGCGTCTGAAATGAAAGAGTATGACGCGCTCGCCGTAAAAGAAGAGCAGTCTGTCGGAAAAGCTGATTCCACAAAATTCGCACAGTACCAACTCCCCGGCGGCGAGAACTATCGGGAGGTTTTGCTGACGTTGCCTATCGAAACAAAACTTCCTGAGGGGTGGTCTGTCCGTAACGATCCTGAATATGGATGGATCGTCGAATCGAAGGGCGGAGAAACAATTCAGGGCTCAACGAAAGAAGAGGCCATAGCAAACGCTCGCCAACGCCTGATGAATAACCGGCATGGGACGGGAGATGTTTTCAGGTCCTCCCACTTCGAAGAGCCCAACATCCTCGCCCATGTCCGCCTGAACGACCGGACAACCTCCGACGGAAAGAAGATGCTTTTCTTGGAGGAGGTGCAGAGCGATTGGCACCAGAAGGGGAGAGATAAAGGATATAGAAAAGGGGAAATTCCAAGACCGGAACCAATTACTATTACAGGCGTAACGGAAAGAGAATATGATTTCATGGTTCATTTTTCCAATGGAGACAACCGGGGCGTCGGGAAGGGGACTCTTTCTGGTTATGGTAACGGAATTGAATCGAATAAGGAAGGCGCCCGCGCCTACTTCAAAGATATTCTTGAAGAAGATAATCGTCGGGTCATTTCTGAGTGGAAAGAGGGAGTATCGTCTTTAGGAGATGTTCCCAACGCTCCCTTCAAAAAGACATGGCACGAACTCGCCCTGAAGCGGATGCTCCGCTACGCCGTGGACAACGGATACGACGCCATCGGGTGGACGACGGGAGAGCAACAAGCGGAGCGTTATGACCTTTCAAAACAGGTTGATAAAATATCGGTTCCGATGGTCAACAAAGATAACAGATCGGTTCGCATTGACGCCTCCAATGGGACATCGTTTAAGCTCATGGTTTCAAATGATGGGGTAGTTGACGGATCTTACTCTGGCGGGCAATTTAGTGGCAAGAGGTTAGACGAAGTTGTTGGAAAAGAAATGGCGAAGAAGATCATGGAGTTGACTTCTCCAAAGGACTTCACGGGACTCGACCTAAAAGTCGGCGGCGAAGGGATGGAGGGTTTTTACGATCAGATGATCCCATCGTTCCTGAACAAATACACGAAGAAGTGGGGCGGGCGGGTTGGGGAATCTGTTATCCATGTGACGCCCAAGAAAGTGAAATTTAGCCGCGACGCAATCGCGTCAGTTGAGGCGCATGATAACCTTGGGTTCGACACGGCAGGGGAAGCACTTCAAGCCGTCGCCATCCATGACGATTTCGCCACACGGTGGGAAATCCTAAATCCGGAAGACGTGAAAGTTCTGACGGATTGGAAAAATTCGCAGGGGGCAGCGACGATTCACTCCCTCGAAATCACTCCTTCCATACGGGAGAGCGTGAAGCAGGGACAGCCATTATTCCAGCGCAAAGGCAATGAGGCACGCGGTCGGATCATGTTTGGAAGTGACCGCCAGTTTTCAATCGAGCTTTTAAAGAATGCCGACCTGTCAACATTTCTGCATGAGACGGGTCACTTCTTCCTGGAGGTAATGGGAGATATTTCTGAGGCAAACGCTGACATCAAGGCAGACATGGACGAGATTCTTAAATTCATGGACGTAAAATCGCGTGAAGAAATTGGACGTGAGCAGCATGAACAATTTGCAAGGGCTTTCGAGTCTTACTTGATGGAGGGTAAGGCCCCGAGCGCCGGTCTCCGACAGGCGTTCGCACGTTTCCGAGCGTGGCTCATTGCCGTGTATCGGAGCGTCGTGAATCTGAATGTTGATCTGACGCCGGAGGTGCGCGGCGTGTTCGACCGCCTGGTGGCGACGAAGGGTGAGATTGGAGAGGCGGAAGTGGACACTGGGCTGTCACCGCTTTTTTCAGATGCCAAGGCAATGGGCATGACTGACGCCCAGGCGCAATCATATGCTGAAGCCGTCGCAGAGGCGCGGGACGCGTCAGAAGAAGAGCTGTCGACGCGTGTCCTGCGAGACTTCAATCGTGAGCGCCGCCGCGTCTGGAATGAGGCGCGCGAACGTTTTAAAGCAGCCGCCGAAGAAGAGGTGAATCAGCGCAAAGAACAGATCGCATTGTCGGCACTCCAGCGCGGCAAATTCCCTGGTGGAGAGGATTTGCCTGTTGAAATGTCAGGAATCAAGCTGTCTAAAAAAGCGATCGTCGAGCAGTTTGGCGAAGAGCGCCTACGCACTCTGCCGAAGCCTTACGTGTATTCAGCAGATGGTGGCATGCATCCGGATATGGCGGCTGAAATATTCGGATTCAGTTCTGGTGATGAGCTGATGACGGCCATCACAACCGCCACGCCTCGAAAACAATTGATTGATGCGATGACGACGGAGCGCATGCGCGCCGAGTTTGGCGATGTGCTCATGGATGGTCGTATACCAGAAGAGGCCGTTAAAGCTGTGCATAATCAGAAGCGCGCGCGATTGCTGCAGATGGAATTGGAATATCTGGCATCCAACAACCTCCCGGTTGTCAAAGGGATTGTGCGCCGGATGTCGCAGCGCATTCCACCGCTGGAAGCGGTAACGGCCCAGGCAGAAAAAACGATTGCGTCTAAATCGATTCGGAACATGTTCCCGTCGGCGTATCGCCAGGCGGAGTCCAGGGCGGCGCGTGAGGCGACGGCTGCGATGTTGCGTGGAGACTTCAGCGCCGCCTTATCCTCGAAGCAAAAAGAGCTTCTAAACCATGAACTATTCACAGCGGCGACGCGGGCTGTCGACGAAACGGATTCAATCATTTCCTATCTCAAACGCTTTGATAAACCATCCGTTCGTGAGCGTCTTGGAAAAGCTGGCGGTGATTATCTTGATCAAATCGACTCACTTCTAGAACGATATGATTTCCGTCGTGGGACGACGCTAAAAGAGATTGACCGCAGGAAGTCTCTTGCCGAGTGGGTAGAAGAGCAAAGGGCACAAGGACAGGATGTTGACGTGCCAAAAAACCTGATCAACGACGCGATGCGGAAGCATTATAAAGACGCATCCTTTGAAGAACTGCAGGGCCTGCGCGATTCCGTTAAGATGATCGCGCACTTGGCGCGCGTGAAAAGCGATCTTCTGGCGAATGAGCGTCTCCGCACTTTAGAAGCGGCGCGCGATGAGATCGTTGCATCTATTTCAGCGCACCACACCGTCACACAGCAGCCGATTGATTTTGCACCCAGCTTGTCCTCTCGCATGGCTACCAAGGCGCGTGAAGGAGTCGCCGCGCATACGCGGATGGAATTCCTGTTCCAGTTTCTGGATGGAAACAAGCCGAACGGCGCTACATGGCAAACGCTATTCAAACCTATGGTCGATGCCGAGAACAAAGAAAACGAGATGATCCACGCGGCGGGTAAAGATTTGCGCGATATTTTTAGCGCCTATTCCAGGAAAGAGCGTATCGGTTGGTTTATGAAAAAGACGTTCATTCCTGAAATCGGCACATCGATGAACCACGCGAACATGCTGGCCGTCGCATTGAACTGGGGGAACGAGTATAACCGTCAGGCTTTGATGGACGGTTACGGATGGACGGATGGTCAGGTCAATGCCATCCTTTCAAAACTGGATGATCGGGATTGGGACACGGTACAGAAGGTGTGGGACCATATCGACAGCTATTGGCCTAAAATTGAGGCGATGGAGCAGCAACTTAACGGCGTGGCACCGGCCAAGGTTGACAGGTCTGCTTTTGTGGTTGGTGGTGCGGATGGAATTCCAGGACGTGTAACGCAGCGCCGTGAAATCAGTGGAGGATACTATCCAATCGTCTTTGATTCGCAGTTGTCATGGAGGCAGAGCAATCTGGAAGAAGCTGCCAACGTGCAAGACATGTTTGGTGGTAACTGGGCGCGAGCGATGACAAAGAAAGGGCACACGATCGCACGCAAAGGGACAGGTGGTAAGCCTGTCCTCCTGCAACTGACAGGACTCACCAGGCATATAACGAACGTGATCCATGACCTGTCTTTCCGACCATCCATCATTGATGCGTCGAAAATAATCAGACACCCTGACGTTCGTTTGGCGATCGAGGGATCTGCTGGACGAGAGATGTATCGTCAACTGAATCCGTGGCTCATGGCCATCGCTGGTGATCGGCGTGGCGAACCTATGAATCCGATAGAAGGTCTATTGGGCCGTGCGCGCGCTGGAGTGACAACGGTTGCGCTTGGTCTTAAGTTAAGCTCCGGAATCATACAGACGATGGGATATTTGAATACGATAAATGAGGTCGGTTTTTCTTACGCCGGTCGCGGCTTGCGTGACGCATTTTCACGACCAACAGAAATCATGAAATCATGGCGCTTCATAACGGACAGGTCAGAGATGATGCGGTCGCGTATTGAAAATTATGACCGTGATGTGCGGGACGCGATGCAAAAGCTGAGCATTGAGGGCGCGTCATCTGGAATTGTCGGGGCTGTCGACGCGTATACAAAAGACGTTCGGAACTCATTCTTTTCATTCATCGGGCTGATGGACTTAGCAACATCTGTCCCGACGTGGCTTGCTGGATATCATAAGGCGATGGACGGAAATGTCGAGAATATCACAGCAGGAGATGAGCGCGGTGCGATTGATTACGCCGACAGCGTCGTCCGGAAGACGCAGAGCGCTGGCGCTGCCAAGGATTTGGCATCGATACAAAGAGGGTCTGAGACGTTCAAGATTTTCACGATGTTCTATTCGCAGCTTTCATTGCAGTTCAACATGATGGCGTCGGCTGTGCAGGGGTATCGTTTGGATAAGAACATGGGCCGTCTTGTCGGAGCTGCGGCGTTGCTATGGTTCATCCCCGCCGTTATGGAAGATGTCCTGCGCGCCAGACTCCCTGACAGTGATGACGACCCTGAGAAATGGGCGGCGTGGTTCGCGCGCAATCAGGCTCTTTATCCGTTCAACACTGTCGTCCTTGTGCGCGATCTTGCGAATTCGCTGGAGTCATATCTGGAGAGTGGACGAAAAGAGTTCTCTGGATCTCCTGTATTTGATGTGGGGCAGTCGATTGTTGGGCTTGCCTCCTTGGTTACCAAGCCTGCGACCGGAGAGGACGTGTCACGATCCGATATTAAAAATGCAGCTATGGCTGCAGGCTATGTCTTTCAGCTTCCGACACGTCAAACATGGCAGACGGTTGAATATCTGTATGATTGGATGACAGGAGACCAATCGCCTAGCAATCCGGCCGAAGGAGTCTGGCGTGCGCTGGTGGTTGGTAAGAAGCGCGAGTGATTGTGCACATTTTCGACACTGGCGAATCGTCTGAATACCGGTTACAATCGGAGGGATCATGACAGTTCCGAACATCAGCAAGCGCAACGATTATGTGGGAGATGGCGCTACAAGCGTCTTTCCTTATTCATTCCGTATTCTTGACGCCTCCGAAATCCGCGTTCTTACGCTCGACCCGGATACGAATATCCAAACGCTATTGACGCTCAATACAGATTATACGGTAGACGGAGTCGGATCTGCAGGTGGTAACGTTACACTCACCGCCGGGAATCTTGCCGATGGACACCCTCTCACGATCCGGAGATACCGCAATGTGATTCAAGACGCCGATTTTAGGAATGTTGGGAGTTTCCTTCCTGAAAGCGTTGAAGATGCACTCGATAAGCTGTGCATGGAATTACAGAGCGTCCATGACGAGGTCGATCGCTGTATAAAATTTCAAGAGATCGAGGCCGGGAGTAATGCGACTACGATCATACCCGTTCGAGCTGCGAGGGCAGGATATTTAATTGGATTCGATGATGATGGCGACATCACCATGGAAACATCCAGTGGGCATTCAGGCCCCACCGTGCAAGAACTTTCTGTTGCTCCAGTTCCAGGAGGGCCAGCGCAATTTTATCGCATTGGTGGAGTCTTGAAATATTTCGACGGGTCCACGTCGGTGACGGTTGGCCTGAGTCCAGATGCCACATCGTCATATGCGCGCGCCGTAAAAACATCCAACCAATCCGTTCTTGCTGGTGCGACTGACAAGGTCGCCTTCCAAAGCAAAACATTCGATCTAAACTCCGAATTCGATGCGACAACGAACTACAGGTTTACCGCTCAGACGGCCGGAGTGTATCAGGTAAGCGTAAATCTTGGTCTCACAACCGACTCTGGTCCCGAGGTGTTCTTATACAAGAACGGGTCAGCGTATTCAAAAAACATCGACAAAGCGTCCGCGCTTTCAGATCTTGTGAGTCTTGGTGTCGGAGATTATGTCGAGGTGTTCTACAACAATTCGACGGGTTCGACTGTCACGATTTACGCAAGCGGAAACATCGCGTCTTATATCTCAATTGTAAAAATAAAGTGAGGTGATGGTATGAAAAAACTGCTTATTCCAATCGCTGCGCTTCTTTGGTCTGTTTGCGCGCCACGCGTTTTCGCTGCGCAATCGCTTGTTGCTACCAGCACGGCGGTGACCGTGAACGCGCCGATGACGTGTACGAATTCGGCGACCTTTTCGTCTACGGCCACGTTTTACAAGGGAACTATACCGGCCGTATCGACTGGATCGGTGGTTCATCTGAGCACTTCCGGTCTGATGACTGGAACCACGGATTTTACATATACACCTGGAAGCAGTGCGTCCGCAACATCCACGCCTTCAACCGCGTCGTTTACGGCCGACCAGGCTGGTGATGGATCAACGACGCCGCTGACGTTTAACGCCACGGCAAGCGGATCGGACACTTACTTATTGCTGGCGTGCACGTCTGTTGGCGGTGCAACACCTATCACATCTGCTCCGACGTTCAACGGTGATGCAATGACGCTGTTGTCCTCAGCAGCGGCGACGGCTTATAATTATTACACGTATGGGTTGGTAAATCCTGACACCGGAGAGCATGTCGTTTCTGTGGCGTGGTCGGACGGTGAAGTCCCTTACACGTGCGAAACTGCCTCCTTGGCCGGTGTGGCTCAGACGTCTTCTATCGCTTCTATTGTGTTCTCTACGGTAGCGTTGACGACAGGACAATCGATCACGAACGCCCCAACAACGGCTGCTGGAACGGCGGTGTTCAGCGCTGGATTTATCAGCGACTACATTGGCCCAAACTCTGGAACGCTGCGTTACGCAACGGCGGGGGAAGAAATTGCATACCCGGGAACTATTCCTTCTTCCTATGCTGGTATGGCCCTGACGCAGCGCTCAGGTGCGACGACGAATAATACGTGGACATTTACCGGGTCCGGTACGATAACCGCAGGGAACGTAAGCGTTGTTTTGAATCCATCCACTTCTGCTACCGTAACTCCAGGGGTTGTGCTCGTTGGGTCTGGCGCATATTTTCAAGCGTCGAAGCGTAACGCGGGTGCTCCGACATCAGGTGATTGCGACGCTGACTCTGAGTGGGGTCGTATCGCCATCGACACGACCAACAATCGGCTTTACATTTGTAATGGGGCTTCACGTGGATGGGATTATGTAGGACTTACCAACTGATGAGCATGTCATCCGACCTGCTCAAATCAATGAGTGACACGGCCAATGCGCTTGGACGGCTACAGAGCGCGCAGGAGTCGACTCTTGAATACGTTAAATCTGTGAGCAAGCGTATCTCTGAGGTCGCAGTGAGTGTCCAGGAACACGTCGCAGATCCACTCGCTCACGGGCGATCAGAGCGTAGACGCGTCATTGTTGATGTGAAATCGTGGATATCATTGGTCGTTGCCCTATGCGCTCTGTATGTGTCATTCAGGCACTCATGATACGGTCGTGTGCGTTTGCTGTGGTGCTGAGCTGTGTGGCACATCACTCGCAGAGGCGCTCCGCTTCGGAGCACCTTTTATTTGTCCGGCCTGCATTTTGGATGGACACGGAATAATCTGGAGGGTTCTCATGGATAGACTGGCCCTGATTGATGCATGTTGCGAAGCTTACGACCGATTTAGCCTATCGCGTGACGTTACAGGAGATGGGATAAAAGAAACGTTCTGCAACCTAGCTGTCGCCTACGTATGCAAGCAACTCGGATATCACCGCCTGCAAGGGATGGTCGCCAATCAGATGGTCGAGTTTTTAAAGACATCGACCGATTGGGAAAGCGTTCCGATCCAGATCGCACAGGATTATGCGAATCAGGGACGACTGCTTATCGCAGGACAATCAAACGCCCCGCACGGTCATGTCGCTGTAATACGTCCAGGACGCGCTGGTAAATCGAAGAAGTGGGGTGTCCCATCACCGAAGGTATGCCATGTCGGGGCCTCGTCCTGCATTGGAGAACATTTAGGTTTTGCGTTTTCAGAAATGCCAGGAATCTGGATGCTACGGGAGCAATCATGAATAAACCTGCATGGGTTGATGCGATGCCTCCGATTGTAGGTGGGTTTTTATTTTATGGTTCCAGAAAATTCGGGACGGGCCTGTGGATTATCGTATTGGCTACGTATATGGTGCGCGCAGCTGCGCTCCCATTAAGCGACTGGAAAGACTTGATCCTGGTCGCCTCTCTGCTGATAGGTGGTGGAACTATTGCAGACAAATATCTACAACGTCCGGACGCTTCGCAAAATGCTGACCGTCAGCCTCAGTAACGTCAACTGGAGACGCGCAGCTGGTATCGCTGGCGCTGTGTCTGTTGTTCTGCTGTTCCTGTTCGTCCGCCTTCAGGAGATCGAGCTGAGACGCACGCGAGCTGTGACTGAGCGTTATGTCGCTGCCTATCAGCATCCACGTATCGTAGAGCGCACGCGAACGGTCACGATCGAGGGTCCGATACGCATTGTGACGCGGGTGGTGGAGTCGGATGGTCACAAAGAAACAGTGACCACAGAAGAGCATGGGGCCGTCGTTCATATCGGTGCTGTCGATTTTTTGAGCGATCCAATTCTGCCTCCATCAGAAACGCGACACGGTGGATTTCTTACCGGTATCTCTTGGGAGCATACACATTGGCGTGAGCGTGAGGGCTGGACATTGTGGGCAGGCTATTCACTCATGGGACGCCTTGACATGAGCGCCGGTTACAGTGGGCGCAATCGTCTTGAATTTATGACCGCGTGGAGGTGGTAAGATGAATCAGGCCATGTTTGATTTGGTGCTTAGAAAAGCACATGACCGGCAGAAAAGTGTGCTGTGTCAAAAAGCGACAGAATACGCGCGGAGTTCGGACCGTCTCTGGAATTTCAAAAAGGCAGCGACACTTTGTGACAGCACTCCTGAAAAGGCGCTGCTTGGGATGCTTGTAAAACACCTCGTTTCCGTATCTGATTTGTGCCGGGACTTAGAAGATGGCATCGAACATCCTCTTCCGTTGTGGGTTGAAAAGATCGGTGATTCTCAGAATTATCTGCTTCTTTTGGAGGCGTTGATTTTGGAGCGCTACGGCCGATCCGCGTCTGTCAGCAAATAATCTCCCAAGAGGGGCATCGCCTATCCAAGCGCGATGCCCCTCTTTCTTTCACACCATTGTATCGCGTGGTAATATGAGATGCGATTTCTCACGCGCTGCCATGAGCTTGTGTTCCGTGTGAATGCGCTTAAGAATCAGGATTGCCGATACCATGGCTGGACTTAAGCTCTGACCAGATTTCGCCAGTTTACCCATCTCAGCGAAGCTTGGCATCGATGTGATCTTAAGCTTCCCTTCCGGAGTGTCTTCAAACTGCAGGATAACGCGCGCCATTAGATGGGCACCTCAGTATCTAATGTGGACTCATCCTGCGCCTCACCGACAATCTCCGCAACGTCAGGCGCTGTGGTTGTAGCGGGCGATGAATTTTTGGATTGCGTTGATGCAGGAACGACGTCCGCATCGATGGCCTCATGCATCCGTGATTTCGGCTTTGGCGATGATTCCTGAGGCGTCGGAGCAGATGACATTGTGGGAGCTTCATCCGTATCCACCTCATCATCTTCACGGTCGATGACATCAGCCATGTCAGTCGACATTGGCATGCGCTTCGACATTCTCTTGATGACCGTCTTCTTCCATTGTTCATGCGGCCATTTCACCCACGGGCTGTCCGCGAAAGAGGCCCCCGGACTGGCGGCGCGAACGAGTAGGATTTCCGCCTCCGACATCACCTCACGGTATTTGAATCCATCCTTCATGGTGGCGATGGCATAGGCTCCGATCGCCTTCCCGCGATCCTGACCGAGAGGTGGGACTTCATGAATGATCATTTCATCGTCGCCCATGCGCCAGATGAATTTGTCGTGCTCGTGGACGATGTGTGCGGTGATTGATCCAAGCTCCCCCGAATTACGGATCTTCTTCAGAATACCACCTACCATTGGGAGGTAGTTTACGCGCCCTTTATACGACACAAGGGCGGCTTCACGTCCGTCAGGCACAAGGCCGTCGGCCGCGCACTTCAGCGCAGCGCGGTAGAGTGACCCCTTGTCGACGTTCGCATCGATCAGTTTTTTATCGTTCTGGATCGCTGTCAGAAGAACACGCGTGAAATGCGCGGGCTTGATGTTGCTTGGAAGGACTTTTTTAAGCTCCGGCTCCAGAATAGACAGCGTGCTCTTCACCTCATCGATCGGGCTTAATACCTTCTTGTCCGCTGTTGAAAGTGCTGTATTAGCCATTTTTCACATCCTCCACTTTTTTTGTGTCGTCGAAGATGTATATCCGATTCGGATACAAATCATTGACAACGTTTTCTTTCGGCGTTCCGCCGGGGAAATAACTAACGACGTGTCGTGATCCTGCTAGCGCGTCATTGATCAGCTTGCTGATCTTCGGAGCGTTGTGATCCGTTCCTGTGATTTTTATTTGGATCACGGCTGTGTGCCTCCCTGCGCGTCGACCTTGGCCGTGTTGACGACAACGTGCCCGGTAGATGAGAGTCGCACAAGATCTTCCTGCGTGGCTACGGTCGCATCGATAGAGCGATGCATGATATGACGAATTGCGTCGGCGCGCGAAGCGGCACGCACAAGAACTGTTTCATTCAACACAATAACCTTATAGATCCGATTCATTTGACAACTCCTTGGTTTCGTTTTTAGCGTCATGATGTGCCTCCGTCATGACCGCATGTTTTGCATTAAGCACCTTCCCTTCTTCCAATACAAATCCGACTTTGCCAGTTGAGTCGACGCGCTCGATCCACACCTGGTAATCGTTGGACTTCGCCATTTCTTCGAGCAGTTTAAGAGCATCATCATCAAGCAAGCTGCCATCTCTCACACGGATGACGCGCAGCTTGGGATGCATCGCCATCGCAATTGCGATGGATACACGTAACTGCTCGGCGTCGGACGCCTGGTCAAGCGGGACGCCATTCATGAGGACACAGCCATCCCCGAATCCAATTCCTGCGACTGGAAGTTTCGCTGCGGCGATTGTGCCTCGACGCTGCGCCTCTCTCTCCCCCATACGCTTCGTCACTTCTTCTGACTTCTTCATGAAGTGATTGGCCTCTTCGATATGAAGCTTTTTCTTGGCACGAAGGTGGACGTCCGCATTAACCTCCTGTGCCTCTGCGATCTGACGCCGCAGATGCTCGATGTTAATTGGTTCTGGCAAAGCGGGTGCGTTCGCCAACTGCTGTTCGAGTTTTACGGCCTTATCGACCAGCTCTTTCGCCTGACGGCGATGCTCCATTGCCTCCGCCGCCATCGCATCCCGTCGGTTTTTACGAATGATTATTTCTGAGTTATGCTTCGACGCCGACTCCAGCTGATCAATGAGCGCCGCGTCGTCAATAGCCAACTGTGGACCGTCCGCAGGCACAAGAATCTTGTCGGCTAGGACTCTGGCATCTTTTGCGCGACGATTCAATTCTGTGCGCTCATCGTAATCTTTTTTGTTTTCCCGATCCATCGCTGCGAAGTCGATGCCAGGAACGAACTGCGCGAGCGTTTTGAACTGCTCTGAACGATCCATCCGTGAGAACGCCAGAGGGTCGAATGTGAGCGATCCCATGAGACTGTCCAGCATGGACTGTGGTGACATGAAAGGCGTTCCGTCTGCATTGAGAACGGAAAGCTTCGTAGTGAAATCCGTCTCTCCGCGTCGCGTGAATGAGCGCGTTACAACAATTTCACCCATATCCAGCCGGATGCGTGCCTCCATCTCACCGTTGCGTATTGGAGATGCCTGTACGTTCCCTGCTCCTGCCAGCGCCCACCAGATGGCATCGAGGACGGACGTTTTACCCTGTCCATTTTTTCCCGTGATCTGAACCAAGCTGCTGTCCGGTCGGATTTCAACCGCGACCAGCTTCTTGATATTTTCTGCCTGCAGAGAAATTATCTTCATTGTTTCGCACCATCCTTTTTAAATGACAGCCTAAAATTGCGATATGCCTTGCGTGTGAAACTGACCTGCGCTTCTTTGACCATGCCCGAACTGATCGACCAGCCGCTTCCCTGAACTTTTTCGGCCGAACCGATGCGCATCAGCATCTGCGCTTTCAGTTTCTCCCGCTCTTCTTCTGCGTCGTCACGCTTACGCGTTGCCATCTGGAAAAGGTTTGCCAGCGCACCAAGCTCTCCGTCATCGTGCGCGTTTAAAACCTCACCCTCTTTCGCCTTTCCGTGCATGTCGAAGATGAATCTTGCATCCTCGGCGAAGTTCGGAGGCGGGGGATCGTTGCGATCGATCGAACTCCAGAACTCGGCCACCTTACGCAGAATGGCTGCCCCGACTTTTTCATCAAACTCTCGCTGAAGGATGCGCGGTCGACTACCACCCACAAGGGCCGCGATGGTCGCCTTCTGAATTCCAGAAACAAGCATTTGATGTTGAACCTGGAATTCGATATGCGGAGGGGCCTCAATAGATCCATCCTCATGAATGATCCAGTTGTCTTTGAACGCGAATTGGTTGACGTTTTTTATTTCTAAAATGCGCCTGCCATCCGACTCTTCTACTTCAAAATCAAAGCTGGAGCCAATCCGTAATGCCGGGAGCCGGATATACTCTTTTTTAGGGCGGATCTGCCACCCATTTTTTTCCGCCAATGTTTGCGCAATGACTGGCTCCAACGCTTTGCCCCATGCCATGTCCTCGCTCTCTTCGAGGCGCTCAATGGTTGCCGCCTGTTTAAGATGCCACAATTTAAAATGTGTCAGGTATGGGCAACACCCGAACAAGGCGGACACCTCAGAGCTTGTGATATCATGCGTCCTCAGTTTAAGCCATCTCTCTTCGCTGGACGGGTTAATCACTTCTTTATGCGTTTCTCCGTCGATCATGTCATCCTCCAATGGTGAAGACGTGTTCACATTAGCGAAACATGCACCATTTGTCAACATTAAAAAATAATTAATTGACAAGGCGTGCGCTATTTAGCAACATCCTGATCAAATCCTATTGGAGGGATCATGCGAATATCACCTGCAGAGTATGTCATATTATCGTTTGGCGGCGTTCGTGCTACCGCGCGCGCATTGGGTAAAGGACCGTCGACGATCTGTAAATGGAAAAAGGAAGGAAAAGGAAATGTCCCTTCTCGCGTGCAGGTGACGATCCTGACCATCGCACGCGCTCGCCGTTTGGATATCACAGCCCACGACCTCGTTTTCGGGCGCAACATCAATAAAAAACTGCTCACGCATTAAATGTCGCTTGTTCTGCGCCCATATCAGGACGAACTGATCCGGTCAGCGCGCTCTTTAATGATGAAGGGGTGCAAGTCTATATTATTGCAAAGCCCGACCGGATCAGGCAAGACCGCACTCACAGCGCACATGCTAAAAACTGCTGCTGAAAAAGGTATGCCGTCTGTCTTCACGGTTCATCGCCGCGAGCTTGTGAAGCAAAGCATGCGAGCGTTTCATCGGATTGGACTGCGGCATGGGATCATCGCTCCAGGATTCTTGGAAGACACTCGTCCTTTGGTTCAAATTGCCAGCATTCAGGCGCTGTCACGACGACTTGGAAAGCTTCGCTCTCCGAAGATGATCGTGTGGGATGAAGCCCATCATGTTGCGGCCGGTTCGTGGACAAAAGTATACGAGTCCTACCCGAACGCATTTCACGTCGGACTTACGGCCACTCCGGAGCGATTGGACGGAACCGGGCTGGGGCAATGGTTCAAGGAAATGATAAACGGTCCAAGCACGGCATCACTGATTGAGGATGGGTTCCTTGCGCCTTACCGCCTGTATGCGCCGGGAGGTATTGTGACTGAAGGGGTGGGGACGCGCATGGGAGATTTTGCGCGTGCTGAATTGAATTCGGCGGCCGACAAACCCACCATCACGGGCGATGCGATCAGGCACTATAAAAAGCTTGCGAGCGGACGGAGAGCCGTTGTGTTCTGTTGCTCCGTCGAGCACTCGAAGCATGTCGTCTCCCAATTTAATGCGGATGGAATACCAGCGGCCCATGTAGATGGGGAGACAGATACCAATGAACGAGACCAGCGAATCGCGCAATTCGAGCGTGGAGACATTCTCATCCTCTCGAACGTAGAACTGTTTGGGGAAGGGTTCGATCTCCCTGCTATTGAAGCTGCAATTCTTTTGCGACCCACGCAAAGCTTGGGACTGTATCTGCAGCAGGTAGGTCGCGCTTTACGTACATCACCCGGTAAAACGGATGCGGTAATCCTGGATCACGCTGGCAACTGCGCACGACACGGGCTGCCCGATTCAGATAGAGAATGGTCTTTGTCTGGTCGTGAAAAACGTGGTGGATCTGCCGAGCCAAGCGTTCCAGTCAGAATCTGTCCAAAGTGCTTTGCCGCACAGTTTCCCGGATCAATGGTGTGCAAGCACTGCGGTGCTCAATTTGAATCCGCTGCTCGCAAGGTCGTGGAAGAGGACGGAGAACTTGTCGAGATTGACGCGAATCATATTCGACGTGAACGCCTCAGGGAGCAGTCGCAGGCCAAAACATTTGAAGAGCTTGTGGAGCTTGGGAAGCGTCGCGGACATAAACGTCCACACCTGTGGGCAAAGCACATTTTCAATTTCCGGCAATCAAAAAAACTTTTCAATCAGGGGGCTGTATGAGTGAGTCGAATTTAATGCGACGAATTCAAGTTGCGCTCAGCGCATCTGGAGCACGCTTATTCAGGAATCAATCGGGACGATACAAGCTGGAAGATGGCCGATGGCTTGCGTCCGGCCTGTGCAATGGGGCTTCCGATCTGATTGGGTGGACGTCGCGCACGATTACGCCAGATATGGTAGGTCAGCGTGTTGCTGTCTTCACGGCCGTTGAAGTGAAATCGCCTGGGGCGCACACAGAATCGCAACGCTTGGCAGAACAGGCGGCATTCGTTGCGGCTGTCAATCATGACGGCGGGATCGCTTTCTTTGCGAACTCCGTTGATGGGGCATCCGCACTGCTTGCAATCAAGAGGCCATCATGAGTGATCAAATTTACGACTTTTCCGGGCTGAGCCGTCGACTCTTATCTCGCGCGCGTGAATTTTTACCGGTATGGCTGCCAGGTGGACGGATGCAGGGCCGTGAGTATGTATGCGGCAGCCTTCGGGGAGGACCTGGATCCTCGACATCTGTGAACGTGGACACTGGAAAATGGAGCGACTTCGCAGACGCTGACGTGCGCGGCGGAGATCTGATTAGCCTGTATGCCGCCATTCATGGCGTTAAGCAGGGCGAGGCAGCCAAGACATTGGCCGATCTGATCAATTTTCGCTTGCGTCCAGAGGGATCTGACACGCGACCTCAAAAGAAAAAAGATCGGCCTCAGGCCATTCCTGCAGACATACCATCTGCACCCATAACGGAGACGCCTGTGAAAGATCGCGCTGTCATTGCTCCCCCACCGGACGCGCCGCAGCCGTCCATGACACACCCCGTCCATGGGGCACCAATAGCTCACTGGACATACCGGTCCGCAGACGGTGGCGTCCTATTTTACATTGCGCGCTACGATGAGGCGGACGGAAGTAAGCAGTTCGTTCCATGGTCGTGGTCAAAACTATCAGAAAAATGGATCCCAAAAGGATGGGAGGAACCGCGCCCATTGTTTGGTCTTGACCTACTTGCGCTGCGCCCATCAGCGCCTGTCATCATCGTGGAGGGGGAAAAAGCGGCCGAGGCTGCCCGCCGTATCGCTGGAAAGACGTATGTGGTCGTGACATGGCCCAACGGGTCAAACGCCCCGGCAAAGGCATCCTGGAGCGTTCTCGGTGGCCGTAAAATACTGCTCTGGCCGGATGCCGATCGGCATGTTGCGGACACCCAGGCAAAAGCGGATCGTTATGGTGTTAATTTGGGGGATGTGATCCCATATGACAAGCAGCCTGGGCCGCGCGCGATGAATACGGTTGCCGCTTGCCTCCACCACATTTGCTCAGAAATCAAGCTGATAAACGTCGGCATTGACTTGAATCGCAAGGACGGATGGGACGCGGCGGATGCCGAGACAGAGGGATGGACATTTTCCACACTGATTGACTGGGCGCGACCGCGCGTCAGTCTTTGGGAGCCAGCGAAAGAAGAGTCCCCCACGCTGAATCTGACGGTGCAGGCGCTTCAGCAAAATATCACTGTCGATGCGCCAAAAAGCGCGGACACCTTGGAAGAAAGCCCGAGCCTGTATGCGGAATGGGAGCGCTTAGGAATCGTGCTGAGCAGCCAAGGGTCGCCGATCGCAAACGTCGACAATGCCCTGCGCGTCATTGAGCGCCATGAACCATTCAACGGGATCATCTGGTACGACGAATTCCACCACAAATATTTGACAAAAAATACGGATGGTTCCATACGCGAATGGCAGGACGTAGATGATCTGAATATGATGGGTTTTATGCAGCGCGTTCTTGGCCTTCGCCGGATATCGGACGACATGGTCAGAAAGGCCGCAATTATGTACGCGCACAAGCACGTGCAGAACGAGCCGCGCGACTGGATGTCTTCATTGGTTTGGGACGGGACGTCTAGGCTCGATACTTTTTTTATTCACGCGTTTGGTGCCGAGGATAGTGAATACATTCGGGCGGCCGCGCGGAATTTTTGGCTTGGAATGGTGGCGCGTATTTTCTCACCCGGATGCCAGGTCGACAACATGGTCGTTCTCGAAGGCGCGCAAGGCGCTGGAAAGACGCGCGCACTCAGAATCATCGGTGGAAAGTGGTATACAGAGGCCAACGAATCGGTCACCGATAAAGACTTTTTCATGGCGCTCCACGGGAAGATGATTATTGAAATTGCCGAGCTGGATTCGTTCAATCGTGCAGAAGTCACACGAATCAAACAGGTGGTGACATGCACGACCGATAGATACCGTGCACCCTACGGTCGCACATCGCAGGATAATCCGCGCATGTCCGTATTTGTTGGGACCACCAACGAAACAGCATACCTGAGAGACAATACGGGTGGCCGCAGGTTTTGGCCTATTTCTTGCTCATCTATTGACCATGCGTATATCCAAGAATCGCGCGATCAACTATTCGCGGAAGCTGTGCATCTTTTCAATATCTGGAAAAAGTCTGGAGACGAAAAGGATGGGTGGTGGTTGATGCCCGCCGAGGCGACATTGTCGGTTCAGGAACAGCGACGACAGGATGATGAGTGGGAAACGATCATAACGGACTATCTGAAAGATCGTGTTGAAATCCGCCTGCATGATCTGGCAAGCGACTGCCTGAAGATTGACGCCTCCAAACTCGACAGGTTTGTGCAACACCGTATTGCTAGCATCATGCGGTCATTGGGGTGGGATAAGCATAACCTGATGCGGGGCGGTATTCAGATGAAGGTGTGGAGAAATAAATTGGATACGGAAGACATTCTTCTACGGTCGATGGTTCCGCAGGACGCGGAAGATGGAAACTTTTAAGTCATACGCGGAACACCATCTCGCGCATCATTCGTTTCTCTGAGGCAGATAAATGGTACCACCACTTTTGCAGTTTTTTCTTTTCTTCGACCAATAAGGGCTGCGACACGCCCAGCACATCTTCGGTCGTGATTCCGTGCGTTGTATCCATGGTTTTTTTTGATCGCTTCCGTGACCGCATCGTAAGCATACAAGTTTTGCACCTCTTCCCTTGGGAGTCACTTGGCCACACCATTAACAAGGTCGTTTTGGAATTTATACTCCGACTCCAGCATGGCCTTGTATTCAGAATCGGTGCACGACGTCGCTCCCTCCAAACACTGCAATCGTGCAAGATCACGCTTATAGCTAGCAAGCGTTGCGTCGTAAAGTGTCTGCAAGCGATCTAGCTTGACACTTTTGTAGATGGACGTAATGACGAATAACATGATCGATAAAGCAAGCAACAGGTCGTTCTTCCACTCGCTATTCTCTCGCATACTCACTTCACCTCGATTTCACAGAGTCCGTCTTTTACTAGTTTCACCCGTCTCCCGATTACGTCGTCATTGAGCCAGTCAACTGTTTTCATAATTCCTCCAATGGTCGTTCGAAACATCCAGTTTTCCAGGATCCTCTCGATCATACAGGATCTTTCAAAACAGTAGATTGCCACTCTTCTTCAAACGACGTTTCTTTCACTATAAAAAGATCCATCTCGGCGAAGCGCTGAGCGAACATCTTTGCACGATCAAGCTGACGCTGAATCTTTTCCAGATCGATGGATTCATCCATCCGTTCCAATGCGTCTAATCTTACAGCATCATGCTCATTACCGGCCCTGAGTTCCGCGACCTCGGAGCGGAGGTTATCCCTCTCAATCGCGCATGTGTCGTATGCGTTTATGGCGGCGTCCAGCTGTGCTTTAATGGAATCAGCTTCACGCGCCTCTTTGAACCTCTGGTCGTGCATCTCGTCGTATTTCAATTTAAGGGCGTCCAACTCGTCTCTGAGTGGGCCAAGTCCTTTAATAAACGCATCGAACTGATTCTCAACGTCCAACCTAAGCTCCCTCTCGGCCTTTGCGACATACTTCCAAGACTTTTGTTCACTATCCATTTATATTTACCTCCACGACAAATTTCTTCCATACCTCTTCGAATTTGTATCTGTTGCCATCGAATGGCTGAGACCAAGAGAAATTCTTCGCCCTATCAAGCTGCGCCTTAAGCTCATCTATCTCCCACCTCAGCCCGTCCCGCTCGGATTCGAGGGACTTCACGGCAGAAGAATGGGCGGCATTGATACGCGCAGCTTTCTCGAATAACTTACACGGATCTTTCCACGTATCCAAAACATTAGCCGAACCTCGAAGCATTAAATCAAACGTGCTATTGTTAATCCTCTCCACCCGCGCGATCGGCTCAGTCATAGGCCCTCCAAGACATCTTGTTTCCATTTCTCTTCAAAATACGAAGTATCCGAGTTTATGCACGTATCCGACCACATCTCGTAGAATCTTTGTCCAAACGCATGTGCCCGTATCATTTGTGCCTCCAACATGCGGCATTCGGCCTCCGCTTTAAGCAGTTGCTCTTTCAAGTTCCGCTCGTTTCCTGAGCGCGCCTTGGCCCGAAGTTGCCCGACGAGGTAATGCTCCCTATTCGCAATTTTTCGCCAGCCCATGCTATGAACCTCCTCCGCGCTCTATTTCCTTTTGCGAATGTTCTACTGTAAACATTTCATCCTCCGAAACTCTGCCAAGTAACCGGCAACGAAGACCAACAATTACAGCAGCGCACCTAGTTCTTTCATTCACAACAGCCTTCTTCACGGCATCGTCCACGCGCCTCTGCGCAAAGGATTCGGCAGCGGTGTTGATTTTGTCTATATCAACGCGGCACACGTAAGGCTCGGCGTAACGGTCGAGCAGTATGTCACCGAAAAACAATCCGAATTCAGGATGATTTCCGTCCTTCATGAATTCCATATGCGCCAGCTTCTCCGGCTCTTTGTTGGTCATGGCTTTCTCAAACGCAACCGTAGAACAGTTACAGTCCTGCCCGATATTTGGGTGGTTCTTGCAATCGCTCATCTCACGCCTCCCTGTCGAACTCGGCCTTAACCTTCGCCGCTTCCATATATTTCTTGTAAGTTTCTGTTCCCTCACAAAGTGCTGGGCTATCGGTTTCAAGTGCTTCCATTACGCCATCCAGTGCCTTCGCCATCCTACCGCACAGGTCCGCCTTGCGGGTGAGTGGGGAAAGCGCTTGGTTTATTTGTCCACTCATGGTGTCGGCCTCTGAAAGCCAGCCAAATGATGGAAGAAGCGAAACATCAAAAATATGCACGTGATAGAATCCGTTTTCGTTCTCAACTACCCTCGCCGGACCCTTCCCCTGGTCTGTCATCGTTGGCTCCTTGATAAATTCTTGGCAATCAAGTGCTTCTGTAAATCCATTGAGCTTGCAATTCGACGAATACCCGGAGTCGAACGCCTTACACTCACGATTCCCACAACACCCCTTCCCCGTTTCTTCGCTCACGTATTCCTCCATTTTTTCATCCTCACGCCGAGTAAATACCAGGAACCGAAAAGCCGCTTAACTTTGTATTCGACCCCATCACACCCCACCCATTCCGCGCTCTTAAAGATCAACAGGACGTGCGCCCACCAAGGCCATTCGACGTACTTCGTTTGCCATCCTTGGAAAAATGGACCGTCGCTTACCGGCTTTCGTTGGTAACAAACCGTTTCGCTCACGGATTCCTCCTAGAAAACTCAATGAAATTCAATTTTATTTCCCCCGAGGCGGACTTCATCCTCCACCAATGCGTAGAGCATTTTAAATGTGCCCCACGGCCTACCCGTCTTCAAGTCTTCGGGTGCCTCTTTTTCAAGAAGTTTTAGTTCCGACAATAACCCATGAAGATTCCCAGTCGTCCACTCCTTTCCAGGTTCAAGAACTTTTCCGGTCTTTGTGTAGGCTCCTTCACAATCCGAATGAAACATAAGATTCGGATAATAGTGTCCAGAAAGCTGGAGACCCTGCGTCATCTCGTTAAGTTCGGTAGCCGTCAGCCCGTCCGGAAGAACATACACCACAGGAAATGCACACAAAGACGACTCTCCTGCAATTACCCTCGGAAACCCACATGACACCAGGGCCAGCCATCTGACCCCATGCAACGCCGAATATCCGGCGTGGTAATAACGCTTCGTTTTCGATCCAGAAATATCAAGACCCATTTTATTTTCCTCCCACCCCGTTCTCTTCCATCCACCGCTTGCCGGATGGGGATAGAACCTTCCCACAATACGGACAGAATTTGTATTTATTCTCCGCTGGTCCTGCGCTCTCGAAACAATGCCCATTCCCGCATGATGTATCCCAAACGTCATGCCACGAATCATGCACCCATACGCAAGGATCACCCGCTTGGCTCACCGGACTCTCTGCGGCCTTCTTCGGGGTCTTGGGGGTCATGGCTTCGGAGCATGCCTGACAACGACTTCCCTCTCCAACATCTTGGCCGTGTTGTTGAACGCCTTCATCAAAACGTCGGGGCTTATATTCAAGTCTCGGACTGTTCCAGAACGGCCAAGACCAGCCATGACGCAATCCACGATCATATCGAGAACGTCAATCAGGTTCACGTCCACTGGAACCCCGTCAGCTTCCAACAAGTGATGCCTGTTTATTTTTCGATGGCGGTCCCACCATTCCGTAACCTTGAACCCTGTTTGAAAATCGCGGTGGAACGTGTCAATGTCAACGATCTTGTCTACGTCATGCCTATAGGCCGCGCTGAACAGCATCTCCGCGAAGAACGCCATACCCTGCTTCACGTCCCCAATGTGTTGCATGGAACTCGCCAGCAGTTGCTCCTTGCTCACCTTTGAAACGTCGCACGTCCGCGTATCGGCTGTTTCACTCTTCTCGATCTGGATCATCGTCTTACCCCCTCTTCTTGGTGACGCGCTTGATCGTGAACTCGGCAATCTCCATTTCTTTAAGCCCAGCGGTTCCATCAAGCTTGAATCCCTGAACCCTGCTATAAACGTCCCGTAAAATGTATCCGAGGTTCTTGTCAATATGCGGCTGACGCGGCCAGATCCATGCGTCGCCAAAATCCCTTGAAATCCACACGCGAAAACTACCTGACTGAGTCTTATTTTTCATGGCAGAATACTCCTGAACTGCCTAAGAACCCAAGCACTATTCAGGAGCTTACCATCACGAACAACCTCTACCACGGCGCTGTAAATATCCAATGCAATGGATCGATACTGACGGAGTGTTATAAGCTCACGCTCCAACTCTTTAATTCGTTTTTCGTATCTATACCTCGTTGGCTCGTTCATCACGCACGCTCCTTCACAGTTCTGGCAGACTTTCGTGATATGGACTCGCCAATTCTATTGGCCAGGTCTTGGCGCGCGGAATGCGCAACTGAATCTCTAATAAATCCGCCGATCAGCAATGTCGTAACAGCATCTGCCACCTTTTGGAAGTACTTCGTTTTTTTCTTTGGCACACCAAGCTGAACGTGTAACGGCTCACTCAATGCCCCCATTGATATTTGCATCACGTCCGCTCCTTCACATATTTTTCCAGAGACGCGACATCGACACGCCAGTGCCCTCCGGGAGTCTGCCATCCTTCAACAAGTTTCGCCTCCATCGCGCGGCGCATCGTCGAAGTGCTGAATCCGGCGATCCGCGCGGAGACGCCAATTCCGACGTATTTGGTCCCATTACGTTTCTTCACACGTTGTGGACGCGCCGCACCAACGATTAGCGCGGACATGGCTTTTCATCCTTTTTGTTCTGAAGATAATCGACGATGTCTCCCACCGTTTCAAACTGCTGCGAAGACGCGTCTGGAATGTCCGTGTCAAATCTGTCTTCCAGATCCATCGTCAGTTCAACCACGTCGAGAGAGTCGAACCCAAGATCTTTTACAAGGTTCAACCGTAAGTCCTCGCTCGTTACGCCGGAGTGGCCATGCATATTTTTACAAAACTCCTTAACCACATCCCAAACAACCGCACGAACATCAGCAACTTTTTTCATGTCTTCCTCCGATTCTTTTTTCAATTCTAACGCGAACTCTGCTCTGCACGATGCGCAGTTCTTTGGAATATGGATATCCCAACTGCCTGGCGTCACCTTTATGCGGTTGAATATTTCAGACATCAACGCGCCGCATGTATTGCACGCGCTCACTTCTTTTTTCTCCGCACAACTTGATCCTCATGTTGCTCATCATCTGGAAGCAACCTTGCGCGAAACCCGTGCTCCACATCACCAACCGCCAAATCTAGATCCGGACGATTCGTTCGGATCCATTCCCACACGTTGGCCGTGCTCATAATCGCAGCGATCGTTTTTGTTGGCAACTCAATCTCTGTAAGCTTCCTGGCCGTGAAGCAATCTCCATCGATATAACCCACGTCTTTCCAGACCTCCTCGATGATGATTTTCATGGGCGCACCCCAATCCGTTCCACTCCCACAGCTTTCACCATGCGCTCAAATCGCTCACGGCGCAGCTTCCATGCCATACTCCAAGCAGTATCGGATAACGTGCACCAATGCGTGAAACCCTTATGCAAGTCGCGAGCAGACACCCGTCCAAACTGGATGAAGCATATTTTGTCCCACCTTTCTGCAGTAATATGATCCTCATCATTCATCCGCTCACCTTTAATGAGGCCGCGAGAATCCACACAGCATGTTTCAAGAAATAACAGCAGACTCTTTTCTGATTTCGTCATATTGCCTCCCAGATTACGTTTAAAATCGCAGCCGCTTACGGCGGCAAGTCGTTTGATCCGTGGCCGGTCGTCACTCCGGCAGACGACGATACATCTCGGTCCGTTTACTGTCTGGCTTATGCGCTGGGGACGGGCCAAGCCCCTTGCGTTCACCCATGCGTGTCCTTCCACGCCGCACGGATCAAATTGTGCCAAAGGCTGGTATCGATCCAGCGACCTCTGCTTTTTCAGAGCAGCGCTCTACCGTCTGAGCTACTTCGGCGAAATCGGAGGGGGCGTCCCCCCTCTTTTTTTGGTGACACTGTAGGCGTGTTGTGACGCCTCGTTTTTGTTTGCCCGGCATCCCTTACGCTTCCAGGGCAGCTCGGGTTTGCCCGCACCAGACGTAGACCACAACGTCAACCGGACAAACTCCCTTCACCAATACCTTCAAAATCGGCGGCGTGCAGTTTTTCATCACCTTTCACGATCGGATGATGGTGTCATGGGGGCTACACTTTACCCACACCCAATACCACACATCTTTGCGCTGCGGGCCGGAACCCGCACGTGTGCTGTTCCCACGCCGCTTATCGGAGAGCGACTCCGAATGTGTCCAGGGTGCGACCCTAAGTCTTGACTCCTCAAATCGGCGGTGAGTGTAGGTGCCTGACGCCCAGCACTCACCGCGTCTCCTGGTGCTCCAGGTGCACTGTAACGACTGGGTGCTACCCAGCCTTCGCACACTGAATATATATGATGACTCATCATAGCGCAAGTAAATTTTATGTAACGATATTATATATACATCCGGGCCACGCTCAGAGTGTAAGGGTAGACCAAGGGTAGACATAGGGTAGACCACTTCTTCCGTCGATACTACCTACTCTACCCTTACTACCCTTATTATTATAATATGGGGTACATGGTATCATAAATAGGGAGGGGAAATAGGTAGAGAAAAGGGGGTGAAATGGGGCATGAATTATGATACCAAGTACAGCCCTAATTGGGAATGCAAGGTAGATGGGGTAGACGGGGTAGACTTTGGGTGTATGTACATGTATAATATATACATATGGCAAAAAACGAGGGGGGAAGGGTAGACATGATGAAAGTGTTTGAGGTTGTCAAGGTGGGTGAAAAGGGGCGTGTTTTGAGGTATCCATGGCACCTTCTGGAGCACGTTTTCGATGAAATTATGCTGACCGGATCTGGTCTGGATGTGTCCGCTGCACGCCAAGCGGTTGTAAGGTGGTCGCGTCGACATGGAATCAAGGTGCGAACGATGGGGATCAAGTCTCCGATATCGAGACTCTATATCATGAGAACTGTATGAGAAAAAAACGTAAAAAAGTTGCACGGCGTAAATCCACACGGAGTCGCGGACGGCCGCCAAACTTCCCATTCCACCTGATGGCCGTAGGTGGCAAGATCGTAATCCCATGGATGGAGACGAATGGGATGCGCAGGGAAAATCAGAAGGTCTTGTATGTCATGGTGTGGCGCGCGGCCAAGCGTCTTGGGTTCACACTAAAACCAATGCCGGAGCCTTACGGCCTGAGCGTGACGCGTGTCGCGTGACTTGCGCAGGCGCTGCGCGGTTGATATGCTGGCGTCATGATTGAGGCATCCAACGACCCTTCATACGAACGCAGGCTGAAGCATATCGTGTCCCACCCGAACGTGGTGGATGAGATCTGTGCGCACGTGGCCAATGGGGGAACCGTGCTCACACTCGCTGAGTCTTGGGCGGTGCGATTTTCGGATGTGATGCGCTTTATCCATGCCTCTGACGATGCGGAAAAACGATACATGCAGGCGCTAAATGATCGAGCTGAGTGGGGGAAAGAAGCATTCCTTGCTGAGGCGCGTCGCGTTGGGCTTGTGAATGTGAAGGACGCGTTCAATGAGGACGGGTCGCTTAAGCCTATCTCTGAGATCCCTGAAGATATCATGCGCTGTGTGTCGTCCATGGAGATTGATGAGATTTGGGAAGGGCAGGGCAATGATCGCGCACAGATCGGTGTGACGAAGCGTCTGCGATTGGAACCGAAGCTGAAGGCGATAGAGCTTCTCATGAAGAATTCAGGGCTTCTCATTGATCGCCATATCGTTAAAGAGGCGAAGACGTTGGAGGATTTGCTTGCAGAGTCGTATCAGGAGGAAGCCCCTGAAACAGACAAGTGATGACCGCGACGTGCAGAGGCTGGAGTCGTTAAAAGCGCAGGCCGGTGAGCATTTCATGGATTATGTGCTCATCGTTCGCACGCGCACTGGTGTGAAGTGCACATCATCCGACAGCTGTTTTGCACTCGGTGCCATGCAGCGATGCGCTGACATCTACATCAACGCGCCCGATGAGTAACATGTCAGCCGCCACCATCCGCAGGTGGCGCGAAAACCCGTCGGCCATGGTCAAGGAAGCCTTCAAGGCCGAACCTGATCCGTGGCAGAAAAAAGTCCTCGACATTTTTCCAAGCCGCAACGCAGAAGACATGCGCATCTCACTCGAAGCCTGCGCAGGCCCCGGTAAGACGACGCTCCTGAGTTGGCTCGGGTGGAACTTCTTGGCATGTCATGGCGATAAAGGCCAGCATCCTAAGGGCGCTGCGATCTCCATCACATCCGACAACCTCAAAGACAACCTATGGCCCGAGTTTGCGAAGTGGCAGGGACGATCTGATTACCTGAAGCGCGCGTTCGTGTGGGAGAAAGAGCGCATCTATGCGAAGGATCATCCCGAGACATGGTTTATCAGCGCGCGTTCTTGGCCGAAGACGGCGAACGCGGAAGAGCAGGGCAAGACGTTGTCCGGCCTTCACAGCGAATTCGTATTGATCTTGGTCGACGAGTCCGGCGCTATTCCAACACCAGTCATGCGCGCCGGTGACCAGGCGCTGTTCAACTGCAAGTTTGGAAAGATCGTTCAGGCCGGTAACCCGATCAGCCAAGAGGGCATGCTTTACGCGGCGGCTACGACGCTCAGGCACCAATGGAAAGTCTTCCGGGTCACGGGCGATCCCGACAATCCTGATGCATGGGTGAATTCACCGCGCTTCGCCAATTCATCGCCGCATCCACGCGATACTGCACGTCAACAAATAGAAACGTATGGGCGTGACAATCCGTGGGTCATGGCCTACATCCTTGGCCAGTTCCCGCCCAGCGCTATCAACACTGTGATGGGTGTGGAAGAAGTCAACGCGGCGCTCGGCAAACATCTGACGCATGACGTGTATGAGTGGGCGCAGCGTCGCCTTGGCGTCGACGTCGCGCGCTTTGGCGATGATCGATCCGTCATATTCCCACGCCAAGGACTCGCGTCGTTCCGTCCGATCATCATGCGCAAGCAGCGCACCACAGACATCGCGGCGCGCGTCGCACTCGCACACACACGATGGAATCCGGAGGTGATCGCGGTCGACGACAGCGGTCACTGGGGTCACGGCGTTATCGACAATCTGCTCGCGTCCGGCCACAACCCGCTCGCGGTGTTCTTTGAAGGCAAAGCGTCCAATCCACGATATTTCAACAAGCGCGCTGAAATGTGGTTCAACCTGGCAGAATGGATACGTCGTGGCGGTGCGCTTCCGAACATGCCAGAACTCGTTCGTGAGCTTACGGCTCCGACGTATACGTTCAAAGAAGGCAAGATACTGTTGGAGCCGAAGGATCTGCTTAAAAAGCGGATAGGCGTGTCGCCCGACTTGGCCGATGCGCTGGCGCTGACATTCGCATTGCCGGACGCGCCTGGGGCTACGCCCATGGACATGATCAAGGCGACGATGCATGCGCGGTCTGGACGTGGCAACATGACGATTTGCGAATACGATCCCCTTGAATTAGATAATTAAAAAATGGAGAATACGCGCTGGCATTAAACACACCGATCTGGCTCCGCCGGTTATGAGACGGCTCGGCCATGAAGCAAACACAAGCGGCTACCGTACCCAGAGCGGTGGCCGCTTGTATTTTATGTGTTGAATTTTTCGCCACTCTTGTCAAGTTAAAATCCATTGTCCATACTGTCCGCATGAGTGTCATGGTGCGGCGCGCCTCCAACGGCGATATCGAGTGGCTCTGCGAACGCTTGCGTGCATTTTCTGACGCATACGGGACGCGCATCAAGATTTTTCCTGACAAAAATACGGCCGTAACGTGGCTGAAGCAGATCATCAAATCCCATTTGCTACTAATCGCCGAGGATGCGCCGTCGAAAGTGCGCCTCGGATTCATCGCAGGAGTGCTCACTCCGCACCTCTACAATCCAGAAATAATGGTTTTGGCGGAACTCTTTTGGCTGGTCGATCCCGCGTGCAGGCACGGATCTGCCGGGTTGAAACTGTTGGATGCGTTTATCGAATTCGGCAAGGACCGGGCTGACTTCGTTACGTTCGGTACGATGATGGATACAGACGTTAAGGATGAAACGCTCCTGAAGCGCGGCTTCGTTCTAAAAGAGAAATCATTTTTGATGGAGGTCGCATAATGCCAGCCGCTGCCGCTATCATTGCCGCCACCGCTGTCACGGCGATGGTTCAGAACAATCAGCAACGCCAGGCGCGCAAGGATTCAAACAGGATCGCCGAGCAGCAAATGAACGAGTCTCGCGCCGCGCAAAAAGAGTTGCAGGACCGGTCCGCAAAAGAAGAGTCAGACGCCAACGCGATTTCCGTGCGTGACCAGGCGCGGGCGCGTCTGCGTTCACGCATGGCGGTGTCTCAGGGTCGCAGCAGCACAATTCTGACGTCTCCAGTTGGAATCCCTGCATCCAGCACATCCCCGACTAAGACGCTCTTGGGCAGCTGATAGATGCCATCAAATATCCCACAGCGCAATCTGATAACGGCGGCTCCCGATGCGTCGCGTCGTGACATGTATGAGCGGATTCGCTCTGCTATGGCGCTGGAGCGCTCATCGTTCGAGGATCACTGGAAAGAGCTTGGGACGTACATTCTTCCGCGCCGACCGCGATTCTCTCTGTCGGAAACGAATAGGGGTGAGCGCAGGAACAACAAAATCATCGATTCCACAGCAACGCTGGCCGCCCGCACGTTGCGCTCTGGCCTCATGAGTGGCCTCACGTCTCCGGCTCGGCCATGGTTTAGATTGACCGTAGCGGATAAGTCGTTGGCCAAGGACATGGACGTAAAGATGTGGCTGGAGGATACGACGGAGCGCATGTCCGATGTGTTCCTGCGCTCGAACCTTTACAACTCATTGCCCGTTGTTTATGGCGATGTCGGCACTTTCGCAACCGCAGCCATGCTGGTCGAAGAGGATTTCGACAACGTGATCTATACGCAGCCGCTTCCGATCGGGACGTACATGATCGGGAATAGCGATCGAGGGCGCGTAGAGGTCATGTTCCGCGAGTGGCGGTGGACCGTGCGCCAAGTCGTTCAAGCGTTTGGGCGTCGCCTCCCGAATGGGGATCGTGACTGGAGCAATTTCTCGCTGACCGTGCGCACGGCATGGGAGAGTAACACGCGTGAGATGTGGGTTGACGTGTGCCATATCGTCCTTCCGAATGATGAATACGACCCGAACAAGCTGCACTCGAAATACAAGCGCTTCAAGTCGTGTTATTACGAAAAAGGGTCGAGTGGTGAGCAGTCGCATAAATATTCAGAACGGCTAGGCGACGTGTTCCTGAAAGAGGGTGGGTATGATTCGTTCCCGTTCCTTGTGCCACGTTGGGAAGTCTCCGATTCCGATGTGTATGGAACTGACTGCCCTGGCATGACGTCGCTTGGAGACGCGAAGCAGTTGCAGGCTGGCGAACGTCGAAGCATGCAGGCGATCGACAAGATGTCGAATCCGCCCGTGGCAGGTCCGGCATCTCTTCGGAATCAGCCGGTTTCGACAATGCCCGGAGGCTTCACGGCTGTCGACAGTTTCGCGGGCCAGCAGCAATTGGCCCCGATCTATCAGGTGGATCCACGGATTCGTGAACTCGAAGAAAAGCAGGCGCAATGCCGAATGCGCGTGCAGCGCGCTTGGTTTGAGGATTTGTTCTTGATGCTGGCGA